CTTGAACGATCTTTCGGTCAATGCTGGTTTCAGGCAGAGTATCGCATCCGCAGCACCCGAAGCCGAGCCATGGGGAGGACATTCTGGGTGTGGTGACGGCACGAACAAAAATCCTTCGTTGGACACAGATCAGACATCTGCGGCAGGTGTACCAAACTCTGCTGGATCACAAGTTGGAAACAACACAGCATCGGCACTTCCTCAAGGAACGCAGACCACACTACCGGGAGGTGTGTCTGGGCTGCCAGGAGTACCTGCCATCGGTGGACAACCGGTAGCAGGTACGCTTGGCGGTGTGCTGGGAGCTGCCATACAGTTGCCCACAGATATTGCCACACAGGGTGTGGTTGGTGTGTTGGCAAGTGCAGCACGAAATGTATTGGGTGTGCCGGACACTGGTTTCTTGAACAATCCCAGAGCACAAGCACAGTCCAACCCTGACAGATACGGAGAGTATCCTAATCCTCCGATCTCTCGAGCACAGCCTCCTTTGGGTGGCAATTATCTACGTGACGGCAGCGGCAACATAGTGCTGGACGGCAGTGGCAATCCAGTGAAATCTGGTGGCGGAGATCAAAAGACCACAGTAGAACCCACCACACAACCAAATGCACCAGCAGCCACCCCCTCTTCTGTGCCACCCCGTCCCAGCAACGATCAAAGCTGCGAAAAAGGTCCATCCTCGCTTGCTACATCGTTGGATGAATACGGTTGCTTGATGATCTCATGCTTTGAACTCTATCGAGGCGTGGCCTACAAAGACGGTCCGCAAGGATATGCGTCGATTGGATATGGAAGACTGTTGGCAGAGAAGAGCGAACCGTTGGTAGCCAAAGCACATGACGTCAAGGGCGGTATCACCGAAGAAGAAGCATGGGCTGCACTACAGCGTTACAAGAGCACTTATGAAGCAGGTGTCAATCGACTGTCTGGCGGAAAACCAATGCCGCAGAACGTGTTCAACGGCATATGCAGTTTCTTGTACCAAAACGGTCAAGGACGCACCACAGCTGGCGGCCAAGACCTACAATCATTAATCAGCGCCAACAACTGGACCGGAGTGGCTTCGGCCATTGCCAGCCACGGATCAGACCGACATCGACGTGCGGCAGAAGCTCAGCTGATAGTGAATGGTTGCTATCCGTATCGCATCGTCAGCAAAGGCTCGACGCAGATACGAGAAGAAAAAACCATCGAAGGCATGCGTGCCTTGGGAGGTGCTCTTCGAGATCCAGGTGGTGTGAATGGCAACAGAGGATACAATTTCCGCACACACGGCAACAATCCTTCTATGCTGCCAAATGAGATCACATCACAACAGGCACGCAGATTGTTGTTCATATATTCAGGTGACCCAAGACCAGCAGTGGCCGACGCTGCCAAGCGATTGTTGGGAACTGGCCTCTGACCAACGACTACTAGGTAGTTCGTGTCCGTTCGGCCATGTTAGATCTTGTCGCCAACACCAAACCCGCGGAAAGTCTTGAAGCGGGGGAATCGCAGGCTGTAGGTGCCATCCTGGTTGCGTGTGATTGCATCAGCACGCACTTCCACCAACTGACCTTCGGACCTGGAAGTCCAGAGTTCGTCTCGCTGTTGGTCGGTAAATCCTGAACCCACATTGACACGGATTTGGCGACCGTCGTCTTTGCCTTCGCATACCAATGCACCCATGCGTCCAGCATTCTTTCCGGTTCCTTCTTCGGTATCAACCACAGTCAAACTGACTTCGATATAGGGCTTTTGTTTGAGCCATGCGACCGATCTCTTGCATTCGTAATGTGCACCTGGATCCTTAATCATGATACCTTCGTAGCCATCTGCGATGGCCTTGGCGTTGATTTCGCGGAAACGCTGCTGGCCGTGGTCTGAACTCAAGTTCACGTGTTCAAAGCCCAAGGTCCTTACATTGACCAGTCTCAATCCTTCGATGAATGACTTGAGCATGTTGCTGCGATTCAGCTGCGCTACTTGGCTGATTCCTTGCTGGAAATCAGTCAGCGGCAACCAATCAAAAAGATACAGCACAGCGTCGCTGGCATCAACGTCGCTCTTGCGATGCACCTGCTTCATGAGATCTTGGAAAGAGCCACTCATGATTTCTCCATCAAACACAGTGGCTTCGCTGAGCGCACCTGCAATGCTGGCAAACTGTTCTCGGATGTGCGGAAAATTGGTCAGCTCTTTGCCGTTGCGACTGAACTGGTCCACACGACCATCTGGATAGACCACGGTGATCACTCGCACACCGTCCAGCTTGACTTCGATCAGTTTGTTGCCAGCGATTTTGCTTTCATGATTGGCACCGTCATGTGCCAGCTGGCATTCAAACAGTGGAATAGAGAACTGAGGGAATTTCTTGGCAGTCACACGATTGATGGTGCCTTCGGTTGCGCCACAGCGCATGTCCTTGAACAGGATGCGACGATACCAGCCATTCCAGTCTGCCACAGTAGAACGCAACATGGCAGCTTCGAGAGCTTCTCGGGCAGCATTGCCTGTGAGTTTGCGTCGGCTGAGACGACGTGCCAGATCACAAAAGTCCTGGAAAGAAAACGTGCCTTCTTGATTGGGAGACGTTTTTTCTGGCACTTGCTTGATGCCAAAAGTGATCATGGGATCATATGCCATACGGAACCCATCAAACAGCTCAGAATTGCCCGCTTGGGCTTCGCGCAGCACGATGGCTTCTTTGGCTAGTTTGGACGCAGTAAGCGACAGCTCGTCGACGACTTTGTAACAGGACATTTTGGCTCCAGCCTAGGTGTGTTTTGATGTTTGTATTATAGCACAGCTAGACCTGTTGTCAACTGGAAAAATGTAGTTAAAAAACAACGACTTAGCAGTTTTGGCACCTGCAGCCTATAAATACGAATGGATGAACGAACGTCCAATCTAGGAGAACTAACATGGCACACGTCATAAAGAGAGTTACCACCCGCAAGGACCCTTCGGTACCTTTCGCATTGGGATCTCCGCGCCTTCGCGCCAATCCCCAATTCAGAAAATTCTTTCAACTACGTAAGGATTTTCCCGGGTTCATGGGACAGACCCGCACTTTGAGTCCCGACAAGTTGACCGTCACAACTGAGACCGTTTGGGAAAGCAAAGAAGCTGTCCAGGCGTTCAAGCGCAAGTATCCACGTCTGACACGCCGTGTCATGCGCATGATGCGAGCCTACAATAAGCGTCGACAAATGACTTCTAAAGCGGTTGCAATAGTCCGTTGATGGAATAGACACTATAGCTAAGACCTGCTATAGTGTCTACTTCCTTAAAGGAAGTGAACTAACCAGGCAAATGAGCTACGGATGAGCGACACACTACTATTGAATCAGGATGGTCGTCCTCTTCGGATACTTCCACCATCAACACTGTCGTGGCAAGATGCCGTCAAGGCTTTGTGGCTTGACAAGGTCAGCGTGATCAAAAACTACAACGACTGGGTCGTGCGCAGTCAAAAATTGGTGCTGCCTGTGCCCAGCATTGTGATGACCAAAGAATACATACTTCCCCAGTTGGGCGTGAATTTCAACCGCAAGATGGTGTATCTCCGGGACGAATACACTTGCCAGTATTGCGGCTGTGAGTTTGAAGTTGACGATCTCACGCTGGATCACGTGGTGCCAAAAAGCCAAGGCGGCAAGTTGGAGTGGGACAATGTGGTCACTTCTTGCACTTCATGTAATTTCATGAAGGGAGCTGATCTCTTGCGACCTCTAAACGAGCCACGACAGCCCAACTACTGGGAAATGGCACGCAAGGCCAGAGAGTATGTGCGTTTCTCGATGAAAGATCCAGCCTGGGCCGAATACATCGGTGTAGAATATTCCGTCGACCGTGCTGCTTGATGTGCTGGGTTTCTCTGGGATAATTATTGTTATCCGGAGTAACCCCACATGATCAACATGGAAATCAACGACGAAGACTGCGCCATAGTTCTTAAACCTAATGGCGGAATAGATGTGTATTGTCCTCCTACAGGCTCGGAAGAGTTCTCACAACCAAATGTGCGCATGCTCAAGATTATCTTGACTACATTGGTTAAGTCTGCAGCCAGCACAGAAGACATCCAGGAACTGTTGCAGCAGATAGATGAAAATCTAACGTCCGCTACCACATATCGGACGCTGCATTAAAGACATACTTTTACTCGCCAATAAATAGGTAGTAAGGGAAAAAACTACCAATATGGCAAGATTCAAAGGTTACTCAAGCCTAGCAGGAGAATTCAGTGAGCCATCGCTTTTTGACAAAGATCTGGCCAAGCGAGACCTGCTGAATCATTTTTACACTCGCAAAGGCGAGCGTTTGATGGCACCTTTGTATGGCAGCGTGATTTGGGATCTACTGTTTGACCCCATGACGGAAGAAAACCAAGATGTCATATTCAATGATGCACAGCGCATCGTGCTGCAAGATCCACGATGGAAACTGAAAGAAGCACAGATACGCAGCGATTCAATCAGACACTCGATCTATTTGGACATGTTGTTGGAATATGTTCCTACCACTTCAGAAGAAACGCTAACGGTGGCATTTGAGGTCAACACCAAAGGAAACAATCCATGAGTGATACTATAAGACAGAGCAAACTATTTGCCGCAGAAGACTGGAAGGTAGTAGCCCAGAGTTTCCGTAATGCAGAATTCAAGAGCTACGACTTTGATACACTACGCACGGCCATGGTGGACATCATCAAAAGGAACTATCCAGAAGATTTCAACGACTACATCCAGAGCTCAGAGTTTGTTGCGCTGATCGACCTAGTGGCCTTTCTGGGACAAAACCTCAGTTTCCGTAATGACCTCAACAGCAGAGAAGCGTTCTTGGACACAGCTGAACGTCGTGACAGCATTCTCAAGCTGGCACGCCAACTGAGTTATCAACCCAAGCGGTCCAGGAATGCTGTGGGTTTCCTTAAGATCAAGAGCGTGAGCACAACAGAAACTGTGCTAGATAGCCTGGGCAACAACCTAGCCAAGCAAGAGATATTCTGGACAGCCACAACAGACACCGATGCCTACGAAAAGTTTGTGTTGGTAGTCAACACAGCGTTGAATCCTGCCACACAGTTTGGAACTCCGGAGACCACAGTGTCGTCTGGGGGAGCCATCGTTTCTCAGTATGGCCTCAGCACTTCTTTCTCTGACTTTCCAATCATCGGCTTCAATGCAGATGTAGGCGGAACTTCCATGCAGTTTGAATTGTTGTCCCCTAAGTTGGAGACCAGCGGTGGCATCATAGAAGAATCACCATCCTTGGGTGGTCCTTTCCGCTTCATATACAAAAACGATGGGCAAGGCAACCTCAGTTCCAACACAGGTTTTTTTGTCATGTTCAAGCAAGGCAGTACCTCCAGATACGATTATCAGGTCGACGAACCGTTGATTAATCGAGTGATTGATATTCCTACCAACAATGTGACTGAGAATGACATCTGGGTGCAGGCCATCGACGAAAATGGCCTGATCTTGGCTGAATGGACACGTGTGCCGTCTACCAATGGCAGCAATCTCTATCTCAACGACCTTGGCAACGAAGAACGAAACATATACGAAGTGCTGACTGCCAACAGCGACAGCATCAGCATCAAGTTTGCTGATGGCAAGTTTGGAACGATACCCACAGGACTGATACGTGTGGTGGTACGT